TCATATTTGTTTTCTTTCATCTGAACTCTCCTCGTTTAAAAAGTTATTTATCTCCGATACAATTTCATTCACTTCATTATAAAGCTTCTCGGTCATGTCGTAGCATTCAAAAAGTGAGATACCGAGTACTTCAAAAATATGATTTACCTTCTCGGTATATTTTTCAGGTTTATGTTCAAAAGTTTCAAGCAGTTTTATAGCTTTCTTTTCGTTGATACAATAAGCATTATTACATGCAAATAACACTTGATTTAAACATGAAACTATACGAAAAACATGACCCGCAATATAATATTTATCGTCTGTTCCCGAATTTGCTTTTACAAACATTAAAGAGAACCCTGCTTCAAACATAAAAAAGTTAACTAAACTTTTCTGCAAAGCATTGGGATAAGTTTCTGCCTGTTTTTTTAATTCGCATAAGCTTTCATTCTTAGCATATAGTATTTTGCTAATCGCTAATTCTCCTCGATACATTGCACTAATATAACCATGGGGATGCCCAGTCTGATAATTGGCAGTAACAATTCCGTGCTCTGTATCTTTCATTATTTGTTCCACACGTTTAATATCACGTAAAATTAAATCCACATGATACCCGTTTATGACTAACCATCCGCCGCCATTAATCCAATCACCCCATGCTCCGGGAGGTACAACAAGGTTATTTCTATGCTCATCATCCAGCTTTGTAGCGAATTGATTAATAGTATTTATGTCAAATGATTCTGAATTGTAATAGATGCCGATATCTATATCCGAATCCTCTGTATGGGTGCCCCTTGCACGTGAACCACCTAAAACAATACCTTCTATATAAGACAGAGAGGATAATTTCTCTGCTACTGATTTAATAATATTATCTACCATCAAGCATGCTCCTTTTATCGATTCACTGCTGTAAAAATTCCAAGCCAAATCTTTTGCTTCTACTCAACATATTTATAATTTTTTTAATTTCACAAAAGATAGTTAAAACTTATCAATTGTCTTTTTATACCTCTGCTGATTAGATGAAGTCTTTTCAATAGCCTTTAAATTACCATTCATTTTGCTAACATGGTTTAAAAATAACGTTCCAAGCAGAAGTCGATCCTTTCTGGGTATCCTATTCCACACATATCCCTTGAATAAATCTTTAACAAGAAAAACTTCGCCATCATTTAGATTTTCAGTTTCTCTAATAGCTTCTTCCAATAGCTCATTTACATCAATCATGTTGTCCACTCCTTATTAATAATAATATCAACAACATTGTTGATATTATTATACGTATATTCACAGTCAAAGTCAATCCGTAAATAAGAAAAGCCACCAATCAAGGAAGTAACACCTCTCAATTGGTCGCCATTTCTGATATCCTATATCTCAATATCTATTTCAACACCTGATTTAAATTCAACAGTGAGCTTATCATCAAATACCGTAACTTTTTCAATAAGCCGCCTTACTAATTGCTCATCATATTCCTCCAACTCGCAGGATTGTTCATTTAAGAAATCAGTCATTTCAGCGATTCGTTGCCTTTTTCCTTCACGCTCTGCATTCTCTGCAAGTGCATTTTGCTTCAATTCTCGAAGGCGGTAAATTTCATCAGCCACATCTTCATAGTCATTCTTGGACTTTGCTTGTATAAGAAGCTGTTGTTGTAATTCTTCCAATTTGCCATCAATATCATCGGTGGCATTATCATTTTCTTCATTAAATACAGTAGCTATGTTTTTCTGCAAGGTTGAGAGGAAGGGTTCTTTGTTAGCCAAAAGCTCGTTAATAGCCTTGACCACTGCTGTCTGCAATGTTTCCTCGTTTATGGTAGGAGCAGTGCATTCAGACCCTTTTTCCTCCAATCGGCTAACACATCTCCAAACAATAGACTTGTAGCCTCTGTTATTCCAATGTACCCGTCGGTAAATATCGCCGCAGTGTCCGCAGTAAACAATACTCGATAAAGCATACTTGCTGCTATAGACTCGCTTTTTACCGCCTTTGCGGCCACGAAGATTTGCTCTTCGAACCATCTCTTCTTGAACTTGCATAAAAAGCTCCCTTGGAATAATCGGCTCATGGCTGTTTTCTACATAATACTGGGGAACGATGCCGTTATTCTTGACCCGCTTTTTAGAAAGGAAATCAACCGTATATGTCTTTTGTAGAAGGGCATCACCGATGTACTTTTCATTCTGCAATATCTTTTTTAGTGTTTCTGGTCTCCATTTGGCTTTGCCTGCCGCTGTAAGAATACCGTCTGCTTCTAGTCCTCTTGATATTTGTAAAAGACTAGCTCCTTCAAGGTACTCTCTATAAATCCGTTTAACAACCTCTGCACCCTCGGGGTCGATGACTAGTTGCTTGTTTTCATCCTTGGTGTATCCAAGGAAACGCTTATGGTTGACCTGGACTTCACCTTGTTGATATCGATACTGAATGCCCAGCTTAACGTTCTGACTTAAGGATTGGCTTTCCTGTTGGGCAAGGGAAGCCATAATAGTCAGCATAATTTCACCCTTGGAATCCATGGTGTTGATATTTTCTTTTTCAAAGAATACAGCGATGTTTTTATCTTTTAACTGACGGATGTATTTAAGGCAGTCTAACGTGTTTCTGGCAAATCGGCTGATGGATTTTGTAATGATCATGTCTATTTTTCCTGCCATACATTCCTCAATCATGCGGTTGAACTCTTCACGCTTTTTGGTATTTGTACCTGTGATACCATCATCCGCAAAAATCCCTGCCAATTCCCATTCCTTGTTTTTCTTAATATAGTTTGTATAATGTTCAATCTGAATTTCATAACTTGAAGCCTGCTCCTCACTATCCGTTGAAACACGACAGTAAGCAGCCACTCGTATTTTGGGTTTGCTCTCACTAGTTTTATTATTTCCGACTCGTTTAATTGCCGGAATCACTGTGACATTTCTACTCACTGCCACTTGTTACACCTCACTTTCTATCAAACTGTAGGCATATTCCGCCTGCTTGTATGGGTCTTCATATTTTTGCACCAGAGGTTTTGCTTTGAACTTTACAGGGTAATCCGTTTTCGGTTCATCTTTAGGTTCCCTTATCCTCCCGAGCTTTTCTGCTCGTTTTCGTTTTTCTTCTCTGGCTTTTTCAAATGTCTCCTCATCAATAATGGGAGGGTAAAATTCATCGCCTAGGTAGTGCTTGTTCTGCAACATCTTACCTGCTGTGGCATGATAACAATCTATCCCAGCTTTTTTAGCAGCTTCCTTCAAAGAAAGGCCTGCCAAGTATCCGGAAAATAATTCTTTTACCTGCTCAGAAGTCTTTTCATCCACAACAGCTTTTCCATCTTCAATTCTATATCCATAGGGTGTGTGACCCATCTAATTCACCAACCTTTCCTTCAATGTGATTCCACATTTTAATTCAAAACCTACTTCCTCCCGTGAAAAGACAATAATCCTCTCTACGTAATCTTCAAACAACTCATCCTCATAAGCTGTGAGCATTTTGGACTTAGTGGCAAACTTAAGCAGACGGTCAACTTCATCTACTTTAGCAAAATTGCCATTGACGGAACGAGTAAGTTGATCCTTTTCGGCAAGAAGCCTTTCTCTTTCTGCCTCCAGTGCATTCTTTTCTTTATTAAACAGAGCAGGTTCCAGATACCCTTTGGCCATTAAACCTGTCAGTACTTGGCTCTGCTCCATGTTGTTTTCAATTTTAGTTTCCAACTCTTCAATTCTACGAAAACTCGCTGCATTGTTTTGGTTACGTAACCCATGAAAAAGTGGTCTTAATATAAACTTCTGACCGAATATGAGTTTATTCATCATCGTAACAAATGCAGTCTTTATATCTTCATCTCGAATGAACTGCATGGAACATTCCGTTATATTGCTGATATGCTTACTGCAGCACCAAGCAATGTATTTTCTTGTACCAGATGAATGAATCCGTCTTTTAAAGGTACTGCCACATTCCGAGCAGATAATTTTGCTAGAAAAGGAATATCGGTTTAGATATTTACTGTTGCGTTTTTCGATTCCTTTTTCCTTGGCTCTCTGATTGAGAATGGCATCTACAGCTTCAAAATCTTCAGGGCTGATAATTGCCTCATGGTGGTTTTCTACTAGATACATATTTTTTTCACCATAATTGGTGTGCCTGTTAAAATGGCTATCAGTATAAGTCTTTTGCAAAATAACATCGCCAGTATATTTTTCATTGGTCAGAATCCCTCTAATCGTAGTAGCTGTCCAACGACCACCTCTTTTTGAAGGGATACCCTTTTGATTAAGATCATTTGCAACTTTCTGTGTGCCTTTGCCCGATAATACCTCTGCAAAAATATACTTCACAATTTCAGCTTGCTTGGGGTTTATTATCATCTGACCGTCAATGTTTTGATACCCATATGGTGGGTAGGAAATTTTAAAGGTTCCGTTTTGGAATCGTCTTTGAATGGCCCACTTCGTATTTTCGGAAATGGAAATTGACTCACTTTCTGCAAGCCCACTTAAAATGGAGAGCATCAATTCGCTCTCCATTGAACTCGTATTGATGTTTTCCTTCTCAAAATAGATATGAACCCCAAGGTCGATCAGTTTTCGAACCATCTCCAAGCAATCTGTAGTATTTCTGGCAAATCGGCTAATTGACTTTGTAATAATTAAGTCAATTCTCCCAGTTTCACAGTCTGATAACATTCTAAGTAGGTCAGAGCGGTTTTCCTTTTTCGTGCCGCTGATACCCTCGTCATAATATAAGCCTGCGTATTCCCATTCTGGATTAGCCTTTATATAGCTCTCATAATGGGCCTTTTGTGCTTGCAAGCTGACAAGTTGTTCATCACTGCCTGTAGAAACTCGACAGTAGGCAACTACTCGTGTTTTTGGCTTAATAAAAGAGTTGGCCGTATTTCCTTCTATTTTCGTTATCTTTTTCATCCTCTCACCTCCTTCTTGGTAGGTCACATATTACCTCTGAAATCCTTATATATCAACGATTTGAGGGCATTATCTCCTTCAAAAATGGAGAGAAAGTTTGGCGATTTAGTGCGTCTATTTTGTTGAATTCCACTTCCGTTATTAAGCCTTTTTCGAGCATCTTTCTAAGCAATTTTTCTGCTCTATAATAATCAAATTCTCTTTGAAGCACCTCAGCACTTAAATATTTCTTTTTTGGATTTAATAGTAAATCTTGTTTATCTGTAATTTTAGTTATCTGCATATAGGCAACCTCCATTTCTACAGGGAGAACCCTGCACCTATATGCAAAAAAATTCGGTGATTCGAACCCCTAAAAAAGCAAAAGACCCGAAGAGCTGTTACACTCCTCGGGTCATTAAAATTAGCTGTTCGTTAATCATACTTAATAAAGGCATCGGTAAAGCCAGCTTTCTTAGCTTTGGCAAGTTGCGCTTCCGCATTGGCTTTTACAGAATAGGCACCGATTTGAACACGATAATATTTCTTTCTCTCCTGTTCTGCAGGCTTCTCTCCTTCACTTAATAGCTTTTTCACATCCGCTCTGAAGGTATCCATGCTTTTTCCATGCTTTGGAAACCAGTTTCTCGGATCTCCATGATTACTTGCGATTCCTTTTTGATATCCTTCATAGTGGCCAATAACATCTTTTTCGGTCAAGTTATAGAGCTTGCAAAGATACACACACAGTTCTACCGCTTCCTTATAAACTGCATTAAAATACGAGGCATCGGTCAAACCGTCCTCGCAGATTTCAAAACCAATATGAGTATCATTTGCCTTTCCACCTGCATGCCATCCACGATGGTTCCATGGCAGGGTTTGATAAGTGGCAATTGAACCATCCTTAAGCTTTCCAATGAATGCATGGACACAAACTTGCCTTCCACCTGGTCTATCCTGATTCCAGTGATTGTTGTACTCGTTTACACCCAACTGGCCATCGTCCGGTCCAACGTATCTACGAAGATACGGATTATTTGCACCAGTACTATGAACCATTATGCCCTTCGGTGTAATCTTTCTGCCTGCCTTATAACACGCATTTTCAGTTAGAATAAGTTTTCTCAAATTCATTGTTCCTTACCTCCTTTGTTATGCAACTGTGCAAGAATATCTTTTAGCTTTTCTGGTATTGGCAGTCCTAGTCGACCAACATTTTCTAGCATGGATACTCCCTCATTGGAGCAGTAGAAAAAGATAATGGCTGTCCGGAGCACGCTTCCATCTCCAATAAGGTTTATGTCAATCATATGTCCAATTCCGACCAAAACAAAAATAAGCACCTTCTTAAAGATGCCCCTAAATCCGATCTCACTAGATAGCTTCTTATCAACAATGGCACACATAACACCAGTGATATAATCAGCTATCATCAATGCTACTAATGCATATAAAAAACCATCAAAACCACCTAAAAACCAGCCCAAGAATCCACCAAGTGCTGTAAGGGCAGCTTGTACCCAATTCCATATTTCCTTCATGATTTTTACCTCCTTCGTGATTGGTGAAGATACAAAAAGAGTGCCTGCAATTTTTCGCAAACACTCCTGAATCGTTAATTATATTTGTTTAGGCAGTGCCTCCCATAGCCTCATATCCTCCTGTCCTAAAGACCATATGGCAATTCCTCTAAGTTTCCACCGATATGCCGCTTCGTTTGCCCAATAGACAAGGCTGTCTACATCCTGATAATAAAGAATAGAAAAACCGTCAGCATCTCCAAGAAACAAACGTGAAATCCAGACATTGATGTCCTTGGACACGATTTTTACTGAATAATCATTTCCACAGACCAATGGCAAAAGGCCTGAATGGAAGAAATCATAATCCATAGAGATGTCCTGGTTTCGTGTAGAAGCTTCCTCCACATCATTGTTAACTGTGAAAACCTGAAACTCACTATCCCATGTTACACCGGTTCTTGCCAGCCGCCCATACTCAGTTGTGGTTCCATCCGGGAAGGTTACATCAAACCTTTCATAAGGTTCATAAGTCCAGGCATCTCCCAGTCTAAGTAATTCGCATAGAATACGTCCATCAGACCGAACCCCGGCATACCCTCCTGAAAAACCACTAAGCGTCGCTGTAAAGCGCAAAACATTGCTTGCTCCGGAATAAACCCTCACAGAGTTTCCTCGTATCCTCATTTCAATGGTGTACATTCTTGGATTTGAGCGAAGATCTGCTGATGCCGTTTTAACGATTTCAGTGGCATAACTGCCGATTAGAGAAGAACCATTATATAGTTCAATACGCTGTGTATTAAAGTTTAAACAGCAAAAGACATTACCACAAAAAATGCCTGCACGACCACTTCCCTCTGGAGTAAAAGCCAACCTTGCCCGCAAATGAACATCTGAAAACCCGCTATACTTCCACGCCAATTGGCCATACCCGTCAAGCTGCGAATAGGGACGATTGGCGAGATCATTTTGATTTTGCCATATCTGCCACTCGCCGCTTAGTGCTGTCCAGTAGCTGGAGGGAAGTGGATTGTCATCTCTGAAGTCTTCATACCAAATTAGTGCTGAATCAGGCTTTCTGCGTAGCACCTCAGTGGTCAATTTAAAACCTTTATCGGGTTCAGCCATTAAACCGTTCACATCTTTAAATTTGCGAGGAGATAGCATAAACTCTGCCTCTCCAGCAGAAAGTTCTTCAGAAAAACTCGAACATACTCGAAATCCATAGAACTGCACACCTGGTACTGAGGCACTAACGCTGACAGTATGGGTACCAGCTGAAAGAAATACACCAGAAACCAAAGAAAGCCAACAAGTTGTTCGCCAGTATGGCCACCACAGCCTATTCTCGCTAAATACCTTACTTGTCCCGTCAAGTGAAACATGAATACTATTCTTATCCCAGAAGGGAAATGAGATGCGAATGGCTACATCATAAATACCAGCAGATGCAATTTCAAATTCGTATTCGGCTTCACCTTCTTCACCAAGTGTTATCATTTGAGAAGAAACCGATACATTACCAGTATAGCTATCAGGAGTTCCGCCACTACGATCTACATATATCGTGCCAAATTCAGTTTTTTGCTGCTTGCTATAGGCAGTCAAATACCTGCGTCGGTTATAAGTTTCAACCAGTAAAGGATAGGTTCTTGAAACTGCATCCCAGCCTTCCATGTAGTCATACACATGTGGCAAGGCCCAAGGCACCTTATCATAATCATCCCAATACGCTATGATAGGAATCATGGGCTGTGGTGGTCCATCATCTGTAAAGTTATATCCCCCTGTCATCCAAAGCTGTGCGGCATAATATGTGTTTGAAATCCCACGATAAGTGATGCCCAGATTTTCTGGTGTATCGTGGATTCTCCAGTTCCAACCATATGCAGGCAGTCCTAAAAATATTTTTTCAGGAGTCATAACCCGGACTGCATAATCATAAATGCCTTCCAACCAATCCCTGGGAGATACCGGGCCCGGTGCAGAGCCTGCCCATGCCATGCCATAACTCATAATCGCTACTGTATCACAATAGGGATTCAAGTCTTCATAAACACACCAGTTTTCGCCACCAACCGATCCTTGTACTCCAGTCATGCCTGGTAGACAAATATTTACGAGTTTCGAAGAATCATAGGCTTTGACAGTGTTATATATGTCTCGAAATAGAGCATTAGCAGCATCCTTGTTTTCATAGCCACCTCCACGTTCCAAGTCTATATCCACTCCAGCACACCAAGGATACTTATTCATGATGCGAATAATCTCAGTAAGAAATTTATCCTTTGCACCATTGGTATTATTTCTAAGGGCTGTAAAAATAGAAGCCGTACCATGATTCATGATTGTAAGCAGCCATTTGATATGAGGCCAGCGGTTAATGTAAGTAAGCATACTGGATATGCTTGTTCCTGTTTCTGTTATGGTCCCGGTGATATCCACTTCAAAAGTGAAAATACCCACCGTATCAATTCGATCACCATAGTCTCGTAGTGCCTGATACATGCGGGCATTTCCCATGAAGCTCCAAACCATGCACCGCTTACCTTTTAGGTAATCAATCAAGGGCGCTCACTTCCTTCCTGCATTTCTTGAAATTCGAACAATAGCCGAGCTGATTTTCTGTCCTCTAGCTTCACCACATGTTTGCTATCACCCGATGCTGTATATTGAAAAAATCCTTCCTTATCAGTTGGGTTTCCATTCTTTAAACACTGTCTGGTTGATGCTAGTAGTGAAAAGGTATCGTCTGGGCTAGCAGCCTCTTTAAATTTTACCCTATGCGCCCCTGCCCCTTGAGACAATTGGATACTGCCTGCTTCCATATTCTGTATAGGATAGATATGACAGTCAAGACCAGCGGAAGTTGAACCCAGATTGAAGAGGATAACCGTCTCTCCGCTACGAACCACTCCGTTATAAAAACGAGCAGGAACAATAACACCGCCCTCTCGGTATTTTTGAAGCATCGTTTCTGTATTAATTGTATAACCAGTTAGACGATCACCTTCCTGAGCCTGAATATCAGTGAAATAAACAGTACCTGTGCAATCTTCAAGAAGTAGTTTCACTGTTACGCTTACTACTCGTTTATCCTCCTTACAATGAATCGTCTCAGCAAACCTGGTAAATGTAACTGACATCTGCACCACCTACCCATCCAACGTCCACTTAATTTCTGACACATGACCAATCCAGCCCGTAGCAATGGAGCCACCTTGCAAAAGCATATCTGTAAAGAACACCTCACCAGAACAATCAGTAATGAAAAGACGGATGGTAAGCGACTTTATCTTTCCAATACCTCTCGGTGTAATAGCATGTGCTGTCTGTGAAAAATAAGCCATAGCACTGCCTCCTTCCTAAAAGAGATCAATAAACCTGGTTTCTGTCGACCCATCCTCATATTCAATGACAACTTCAATCCCAACTTGCCCGTTTGGCCCTTTCTGAAGATTTTCCGATGCAATCTGCGCTGAGAAAGTGTAACTCTTCCTACTGGCAGGATAAACGGTCTGGGATAGACTTTTCGTCATCCCTAAAACGCCCTCAGCTTTAAAAGAAGCTGTTCCTGATACACCATTATTAGGGTCAACTGTAAAACCTGAATTTAACCAATAGGTTAGACCATCATCAGCTCGTGAATTTCGTAGATGATTAAAAGGCACCAAGTCTTTTAATTCCTGACGGTCAAGAACATCAGTGGAAGATAAAATATCGGCTGCTTTATCCCATCCAGCAGAGGAATCTCCTAGTTCTCTTAAAGTTGTTGATAGCTCCAGTACTGTTTTCCACGGCTCTTGTAGATTGTATTGTCTGCGAACCACACGAGTTTTGACAGATAAATTCAAATCTTTATCATCTACGGTTACTATATCACCAAGCTTCCATGCTTCATGCTCATAGCCTGTCAACACCGATAAATCCATAGCTGAAAGAACATACGAGACTCGTGGCTTTGCATACTGAGCCAGGCGCATATTGGCAAACTCAAGCAACTGATAGGGATTACTAAACGAGGAAGCATCCAGCGTTCCTACTCTAACTTCTGATGAATAGCTATAATCCTCGACATACTCCTTATTACCATTGATGGAGGCAAACGTCATGCCATCTTTACCATAAGCATAAAGCCTGGTAATTAGACTTCTTGTATCCACCACGCGCTGTATGCTTTTCATGTTTTTTCTATAGCAGAATAAGGCCCCACTATCCGTACCGCTAAATGTCAAAAGGTGTACCAGCCGATTGGCACTATCGAAAATCAAGTCACCGCCATGAATATTCTGTATGGCTCGAAGGATAGATAAAGCATTCTTCTCTGTTGATTGCCATGTTCGTTTTGTACTGACAGTGACATTTCCTAATGACCAGCCAGTACCAAGTAAGGCATAGCGCATTGGAACTTCCGGTGTCTCTGCGACAAACTCCATGGGCTCTTTCTCAGCGCTAAAGGAAAGATCATAAAAGGCAGCTTCCGCATACACCTGAGTTACAACTCTACCATCTGAACTTTTCTCATCTGTTATGGTTCGAATACGATAAACATCATTGACAATCTGTACCTGCTTTTCATTGTCTAAAGCCTCTCGCTTGGAATCATGAAATGGCAGTTTAAACTCCAAAATATCGGCGCCATTCACCTCACTTGTCACTATGATATCAAAGGCATTCTCTAGCACTGCTTCCCAAGCACCGTTAGTATCCAACACAACTGGTCTGGCAAATCCAAGTCTCTCATAAGGTGGTTTTGGTATATCATGAAGCTGTATTTCGAGAAGCTTAGGAGTTTTGCTAGTATCTTGAGTGGATAGTGTAATTCGATAACGGATATATTCTCTGTTAGGCGACTGCAGTTCCCCGCTTGCTCCAACGGCCTGCCATTCAGTCCAGCTAGACAGATCGTCTGATGTAGAAGTTTCCACTAGGCTTATGGCTGTTATACCTGCGGTGTATTCACTTGTAACTGATACCCTGCCCGTTCCTGCAAGACTACAGGCAGCTGCTATCGTAAAAAGCTGACCACTTTGTGCATAGACTCCGCTTGTTGCTTTCAACATGACAGAGCCAGGGTCCGCAAGGGCATCTACATCAGCAGCACTGTCACCACCGTTTGCCAAAATTGAAGATTTGAAATAGGAAATAAGATCCTCCATGGTAAGTAAAGAATCTTTTTCATAAAACCAGTCATCAAATCCTCCAGCGTAATAATAGGTATTTGCATGCATCCCCATCACAATATCCGCAATACAAGATTGATTTAATTCTCCAGTGAATGTTCGAACTGGAGATTGCCAAACAGCGCCATCACTTCGGTCACAAAGTAAGTTCTGCACCCTTTTGTTGTTTACCTCGATAATAGAAGCGATAAAGTACCACCCGTTATTCTTTAGGGTAATAGTAGGCGTTTCGGTCTGATCATATATCAAGGAGCCTGAGGCATTATACAGCATTAATCGCAACCTTCCCTGAAATAAAGAAACATAAAAAATTGGCTGACCAGGTCCTTGTCTAGTATTAAAAATCGGGATATACGTCTGCCCTACAGAATAAGTAGTTGGATTTATCCATCCGCCAACAACAATCTTTTCACCTAAATCACTAAAAAAGCTACCGTCATTGGTAGTCACTAAATGAGTCTTTTCACTTGTTGGATTAATGATATTCTGCCTGAAAAATCTTCCTAATCTACCGGATAACAAGTTGGCGGATGTACCTGACCATCCGGATACAAAGAAGTTTCTGTTATGGCCGGAATCATCTGTAAGCATGTTGTTGCTATCTGGTGAAGCTTCATTAAATCGCCATAGAGCAACTGTCTTCTCGCTTACAGGAAACTCACCCGTAAAATCTGTCTGTGATGTTAAGATTGATTTAATTGCCACCAGATCACCTCCATCTGCTTTTGGCCAGAATCTTCAGCTCCGAAAATGTTGCTCCCACCGCTGATACTGTTATTTCATTTTCACCTTTGTGAAGTATAGGGAAGTTTAGCTCATCCAGGACTGGAAGCCCATTTCGAAGTGTATTTCCGTTGGCATCGGTTATTTTTGCTGTCACTAATCCGCTATCAATTACAAGCGCTTCATCTGCCGTCAAAGCTCCAACCACTCGAAGCTCCTCTCCATTCGTGGTAATGGAAATATATGTGGATGTAGATCCACTTATTGTGCCCTTAAGTTGATATATCGGTTCTGAATCTGCATTCCCGGTTATTCTTTGGATCTCATGAGTTCCAACACTTGAAATCGTGAATTGTTCATCTGTCAACGCATAGGCGTGAGGATCAGGACAGATAAACTTCAACTCAAAGGCACCTGCAGTTCTAAGTAATCTCTCGCAGTCCACTTGTTCAGTGAGGCGAGCATAAAAGTATCGATTCGGAATATCCTCTAATACAAGCTGTTTAAGACCGTTCATAGGGTTGAGCCACTCTGCAAGATCATCTAACACGCCTACTAAATCCTCAAAGCTCTTTTGAGGATATATGCTGCAGCTAATCGTAATGATCCGCTCTGAGATATCACAACCAAAATCAGCAACCCCTGCCTTTCCCGGAACAACCTCATACGTGTTTCTTAAAGCGGGCGATGCTTGCCAACTTGTGAGCCTTGCTTTTATTTTCATATTCTTTGAGTTAATACCGTTATAAATAAAGCCCATACATCGCCCTCCTTTACGCAGTTATAAATCTTCCCTGAGCTCGAGATCCTGTCTGCATCAAATTGTATAACTCCTGTGAAATCTTTCTAATATCGTCTTCACTTCGAACAATCATCTGTTGTATCGTAATTAATGACCCTCCAAATGTTCCATATCCGCTACTAATACCGGCTCCATTCATATTCAGATTAGGGTTAATGTCAAAATCAGTAGGGATAGCGTTTTTCATATCCTGGCTAACACTATTCATGGCTTTTTCAAAACCGACACCAATACCCTCTCCCATGTTTTCGCCAATTCCAGCAAACAATGTAGATGGCGATCGAATTCCAAAGAAATTTTTTATTTTATCTACAACACCACCAAAAAAGCCTGAGATTTTATCCCAAAGCCAGGCTCCGGCATCTGAAATACCCTGCCACAAACCTTTGATTAAATTGGTCCCAACCTGGGCAATTTGCCAAATAGATCCTGTAAAACCTTTAACCAGTGCTGTAATAATTTGTGGCACTGCTTTAACAACCTCTACTATAATTGCTGGAAGGTTCTTAATCAGCGAAACCAACAGCATGATTCCTGCTTGAATGATCTGTGGTATGCTGCCAATAATAGCATTCACAAGGGAGGATACAATCTTTGGTATAGCAGTAATAACTGTTGTAATAATTAGTGGTAGATTTTGAATCAGTGCCACTAGCAGTTGAACCCCAGCATCAATGAGCAGTGGGATTGAGCCCAAAATCGCTGTGATTAACCCGTCAACAATCTGAGGAATTGCTTCTACAATGGCGGTAATGATTTCTGGCAAAGCACCAATTAAAGATGTCAGAAGTTGAATACCAGCCTCGATTATTTGAGGTATTGCGCCTATAACAAAATCTACTATGCCAGTAATAATGGCTGGCAAAGCCGCGATCAGCACTGGAAGGGCATCTAAAATACCTTGAGTTAATCCAAGTACAAGTTGCAGAGCTGCTTCTAAAACCATAGGAAGGTTATCCAAAAGCCCCTGTACGATTTGTACCACCGCTGAAACTGCAGCAGGAATTAACTGTGGCAGAGCTTCTGCAATTCCACTTATTATGGTTCCAATCATTTGAATACCTGCTGTAATTAGCGCTGGAAGTGTTTCAATGATTCCATTGACTAATGTCATCAGTAGCATGACTGCAGCTTCTGTTATTTGCGGTAATGCAGTGGTAAGCCCTTGAACCAGAGAAATAATAATCTGCGAAGCAATATCTACTACAATTGGCAACTGCTCAGATATAAACTGAACTGCTTCCTCTAAGATTCCTCCAAAAGCATCAATTAAGCCTTGAACACCGTCTTTTTCAAATGCTCCAGACAATTCATCGACCCAACCATTAACCATGGGAAGAACGGTACCGGAAAGCATAGTTGTTAAGCCTTCAGCAAGTTGGCCCTTCAATGAAGCAACACCATCTTCGAGAGTTGCCATCTGCCCAGAAAAGGTTTTTGACTGAGCTTCCATTGACCCATAGAAACGCCCACCTTCCGATGTAGCTGAGGCAAACGCTTCTGCGACCATATCTGCAGATATTGCCCCTTTGGACATTTCATCCTTAAGTTCACCAATGGATTTTCCTGTCTTACGCGAGATTTCCTCTAGTGGGTTAAATCCTGCATTAATCATTTGCATCAAGTCCTGTCCGGTTAACTTACCAGTAGAGGACATTTGTGCAAATGCCAGTGTCAGGCTTTTGAACTTCTCGGCATCTCCCTGAGATATATCACCCAGCTGCTTCATGCGTTTTTGAGCTTCTTCTGCAGACATACCAAAGCTCATAAGGGTTTGAGCTGATTGGGCAAGATCCTGCATTCCAAATGGTGTAGCTGCTGCTTCTTTTTTCAGATCATTAACCAGCTTTTGAGCTTTAGCCTCATCTCCAAGCATGGTGGTAAAGGAAGCTGTGTAGTTTTCCATTTGAGCGTTGTATTCAACGCCATCTTTCATAGCGCCTATAAAGGCTTTTCCAATTCCCGCAATGGCTGAGCCTAAAGCTTTTACCCCACCAATTATGGCTTCTGATAACAAATTTGCTTTAAGTACATCTCCAAAAACAGAGGTTTTCTTGCTAGCATCATCCATTTCATCGCCAACATCATCAACATTATCTGCAAGTTCATTGGCTGCATCAGCGGCATCTTCCATGTTATCAGCACTGTCATCTGTGACGTCAGCATGGTCACGTAGCGCTTTATGGTTATTTTTAAGTTCCCGCTCCATGCCATTAAGTTCAGCCAAAGCTTTATTTAGTTGAATCTGCCAGTTTTGAGTTCTACGATCGTTTTCTCCAAAAGAAGTAGAGGCGTTATCTAGGGCAGCTCGTAGTGTCTCTATTTTTTCTTTTTGTGCATCAATGGATTTTTCTAATACTTCATTTCGCGCAGTTAAGGCTTGGATGGATTTATCGTTTTTATCAAACTGGGAGCTGACTAGAGCCATCTCACTACCTAATACTTTAAATGCTTGGTTAATGTCACGAAGTGCATTTTTGAATTCCTTTTCGCCTTCCACTCCGATTTTTAAACCAAAATTATCTGCCAAGATTATCGCCTCCTTTCTTTGAAAGATCAAATACCATAAGGAATAATGTCATCGATGTAAATCTTCCGTTTTGGTTTGGACATTCCAAGAAACTGCTTATGGCACTCCCATAAATCCATAAGCAAGCCAATAGGTGTAAGCCATGTTTCCTCTTCGGTACGATTTAAATGAACAGTCCCGTAATATAAAAGCCGGGTAAAGAGTTCATTCTCGTTTACCCGGTTTAAACGTTTTTTGAGTCATCTTCAGATTCTACATTTCTCTTGGTTCCCTTAAACATTGCTTCTGTCAAAGCGTTCTTATAAGTAGCTAGTTCCAAAGGAGAGGTGAGAAGTTCAACTTCTTCTTGAGTAAGCAGCGGCTTTTTGTTATCTGGATTTCGAAGGTTGTGAATGAGTAGGCTCTGATTGGCCATTAAAGTTATCAGCCAGACTATTTCATCCAGTGCCATTTCGAAGTTCTCAGACTTCAGTAATTTCTCACCCAAATTTTCAAGACCGCCATATCTCCCAGCAATTTCTTTTGTGGCTTTAGTGGTAAGGATAAGCTCATACTCCTGCCCGCCAATATTGATCTTTGCACTTCTTTCGTTATCCATTCCAATCCCCCTTATTCTCCACTTCCGCCAGAAGCAGCAAATGTAGGCTCATACACTTCGCTATACCAACCATTAATAATTGCCTGGGTTACGCCCTCATCACCCTCGTTTACTTCTGCTTTCCATGGATGCTTACCCTGACCATCCAGCTTATTTCTACGAAGTACTGTTCCTTCAATGGTCGGAGTTGAGAAAGTAATACTATCACCTTTGGTCGCCAAGTTTGTTGCAGGAATTCCAAACTTCACACGATACAGCCAAAAGTATCGGTATTTACCGTTTGCCTTTTGTGCTCTAAAGCCAATTGCAACAGGAGCCCCTCCATCCTCACTGGTTGAAATGAGTACATGGTTGTCATCAATGGTAGCTCCTGTTAAATCTCCTGCAGCTGTTACCCCTATATCATCAATACCGAGAGTAAGGGTACCACTTTTAAATTCTTTGACAATTTCAGCGGCACCATCATCGGCATAAAGAGTGGCCTCAGCAAGCTCAACGGAAAGTTCTGCACTGATTGCTTTTGCTAGCGGCATCGGTGTATCATAGGTTTCATCACCGTTGTCATCTTCGGTGATTTTTGCATAATAAAGTCTATCCAGACCGATTGTAGCCATGTTTTATTCCTCCTTTTCCAATTGAAATTCATATGGTTTAGCCACATCTATGGCATAATGGTGATAATCGGTATCATCCTCATGTCCGATGTATCGACGATCCGTTATCGTAAAATCCGCACCTAGAAGAGTGCGGACAATGGCATTTTTTATAGCTGTATAACTGCCTTTCACAAATAAGGAAAGTCTGGCTTCCTGTACTTCATATCCCGGTGTGTTATCCGCATGAACCTCAAACAAATCAATAAGAGGTGTAATCACAAGATAAGTATCAGGAGGAACACCAGAAAATCTTCCTGTTTCTACTGGGATACCGCACAAATCTGCTATGAGATTAAGCTCATTTAATATACTCATAAGTTTTCGACCTCCTGCTCAAACCTCTTCTTCATAGCGTCAATACATGCTTTTCTTGAAGCCCTTCTTGCAGGCTTTAAAAATGGTTTTGGTGGCTGACCCGATTTTCCATATTCGATGATATTGGCAATCTTAGCGTTACTTTCGCCGCTTCTTCGTGGCTCCTTAAAACCTATCTTCACGTTGAAATTGCCATTCCAGTCCACTTTAGCGGGAGAAAGACCCAACGAACTAATCAGTTCTCCTGTAGACCGACTTTTTTCTTTTGTTCCACTACCAACTATAGCTTGCAAATTAGATCTAACCTTTTCCAAAACGATTTCCCCGCCTGACTCAAGTACCTTTGGGATGATTTCATCCGTCTTATCGCCAAGCTTTGAAAGCTTTAAAAGAAAATCCTCAGGCATTTTTACTTGTAACTTAGCCACTTGACCCCACCACCTTTTTTGCCAAGGCTTCAATATACATGCCTCGACCTTTTACATCTTCAACATTTGTAATCTCATAGCGGCCATCATTACACACAATCACCATATTGGTAGATACCTCAACATCAGGTATCTTACGAAAACAAAACAGAGCAGTTGCTTCAGAAAATGCCGCTCGGTTAGCCCACTTTTCATTTCCATGACGATCTTCCTTATAAGCACGAACGGAAGCGAGGATGGTGTCCTTAGATTTACCAAAGCCTTCACTGTCTTTCGTTCTTTCAACAAAAATGAGATCGATAAAGGTATTCATTTTTCCAAAACTCATACTCTACACCTTCCAATCCCGGTCAAGCCTGAGCAGTAAATTTACAGTGTTCCAAACCTGCTGGCCTGCCTGCACGTTATCAGCAAAAAAGCCGCCAGTGCTACCATCCCTACTTTCATAGAAGTGAGATGACAACATAATGACGGCCTGCTCGGTAGTTGGCGGCATTGTGTTCTCATTATAATGACCTTCCGGTACATGCTGATAACTCTCGGCATATGCGATAGCGGTGGTGATGTACATCTGAAGAAGTTCATCATCGCGATCGTGCTCAAGAATTAGATTTGCTTTAACTTTTTCTAAAAGTGTCATCACCATCACTATCCTTTCTAAGGTGTATCTCCATTCATGATTCCTGCAGTTTTCAGCTTACTGAGCAAGGCATTAAAGTCCGTCACTAGAGCTTCTACAGTATCCGCAGTGCTTGCCGGTTGATTTTCAAGAACAGGGAGCCCAGTTACTTTGGCTCCCTCTTCAATGACAAGTTCTCCACCAATAACGGTTTTTTCTCCACCTTGTTCGGTGTAGTTCTTTGCGTTATAGCTCATAATTTGCACCTCCCATTAAGCTTTCTGCTGAAGAACTTTGATGGCTTCAGGTAAAATGAGCTTTCCATCTACACGCTGGCTCGCAAGGAAACCAACCTGCCCAGTAGTTGCAAAAAGCTCGTTTAAACGTTTGAAAGAACGCCCCTGTCTGTCAGCAATCCAATAGTATCCGAAATCACCGAAGGCAATCGTCTTTGCTCCGGCTTCAATAATAGGAGCATAAGCAGAAGTGTAAACCGGACGATTCAGCAACGTATCTGGAGTACCTGCTGTTAAAGAAGGCTGCCACAGATATTGACCTTGACCGTCTTTCAGTTTACGGATTGCTTTTACTGTTGCATCATTCATCAGGAATACTGCGTTCTTTCTGTAAGGAGCCTTTAGGGAATAAACAAGATCGATAATCTCATCTGCCGTAATGGCAGTTGCAGACCCGGCTGTCACTCCAAGCTGTGCACCACCAGTAGCGTTGAAAATTCCTGTAGGTTTCCCATCTGCATCTCCAACTAAAAAAGCTTCTTCTTCCTTAGCACCGATTCTACGGGCAAATTCAGTGGAGATATAATTCTCCAGATCAAATACACTGTCATTGAGAAGTTCATCAGAAACTTTAATCATTGTACCCAGCTTATAGGCACCGATAGATGTCTGGCCAAATACAGAATCGCTCTCATCAAACTCCTCACCTTCATCAAGCCAAGCCGCTGTACCCTTAGTCACAACAACAGGGATTTTGCGGTCACCGCTTGAAGTCTGAATAATTTTTGCCAGTTTACGGAATACATTCTCTTCCTCAAGGGTTTGAACTAAAGTACGCTCAAATTCATCAGGAACAAGATATCCTCCCTCTGAATCAGTGCCTACAGACAAAGCATTTAGCACATCATGACGAGGAGTTTTGCTACGCATTACGTTCCAGAATGCCTTTCTGTACTCATCACTGGCTCTTCCGGTCTTTGTATCCATCCCCGGAATAGCTGGTTTTTCGGTAAGAGGTGTGTTTACAGGCTTATTAAGCTCTGCTTCAAGAGCTTCTTGGCGCTCCAGTCTTGCAATTTCCTTACCCAGATTAATAATGTCTGCTTCCATTTTGTCGTAGGTTGCGGCATCCTCTGCGGACACAAGTCCATCACTACCACGCTTTGAATCAAGAAATGCCTTTGCTGCTTCCCATGCTTTTGCGCGCTTTTCACGCAGTTCAAGAATTTTACTCATTTTCATTTCCTCCTAATATTTCAATAAATTAAGCCGCTCATAAAGCGACTCGGCTGACTGTTTTACAACTGGTTTTTGAAGCTTATTCATTAGTGAATTAGTCACTGCTCTTCTGCTGAAGACAAAGCTATCTTGTAGTGCACTCTCTCCTGGTTTGAACATAATGTCATCTGCAAAGCCAAGCTCGACTGCCTTATTGGCATTTAGCCAAGTTTCAGCATCCATCAGTTGAGATAACCTTGTTCTAGACAAATCGGTTTTAAGTTCATAAGCGTTGATGATACTTTCCTTAACTTCATCCAGCATCTGCATTGCCTTTTGCATCTCCTCGCTATCGCCAATGGCTATGGTGAAAGGATTATGGATCATCATCAGTGATGTTGGAGACATTAAAACTTCCGTACCTGCCATGGCAATGACTGAGGCGGCTGATGCTGCAATGCCATCAATCTTTATGGTGACATTGCCTTTATAATCCATCAGCATGTTGTAAATCTGTGATGCCGCGATACAATCACCACCAGGTGAATTAATCCAAACTACTATGTCACCCTCGCCACTCATTAGCTCTGCTTTAAAAGCAGCAGGGGTAATATCATCATCAAACCAACTCTCCTCAGCAATTGCACCGTTTAGATAGAGGGTCCGTGTCTGTATATCTTCATCACGCACCCAATTCCAAAATTTCTTCATTCATTTTTTCCCTCCAATCCTTCTCTATTTGCGAATATGCCCGCATCCGCAAGCTTGGTCATATTGCCATTGATCAGATATAAGTCCCCGCCAAGCTCAGGTGGGATTCGGTCAAGGTTTTCTAGCTCTCGGATATCATTGGCACTCATCCAACCATTTTGTCTCGCGGTTGCATAACCGTTCATCCGAGAGACATAATCACCTCGAAGCAGTCCATCCACATTAAACTTGGCAAAATAGAGCTTCTTTTCATCTGGTCTTAAAAGTGCTCGGCTGATGGCCTGCTCCCAACGTATCACCCAAGGGTCCAAAGTGTATTTCACAAACTCCAGTGACTGTTGCTCAATATTAGAAAAGCTCGATTTTTCCAAGTCCCCAACCATATGTGGAGGTACGCGGAAAATCCGAGCGATTTCATTAATCTGAAACTTTCTTGTCTCTAAAAACTGAGCTTGTTCTGGTGAGATACCAATAGGCTGATACTTCATCCCTTCCTCAAGCACTGCCACACGATGGGAGTTGCTGCTTCCTTGATAGGCCGCATTCCAGCTATCTCGCACTTTTTGTGGGTCTTTAATCGTTCCAGGATGCTCAAGTACACCTCCCGGAGCTGCTCCATTTGCAAAAAACTTAGCTCCATATTCCTCACAGGCTATGGCCATACCAATGGCATTCTTGGCCATTGCAATCGGAGAATACCCTACTAGTCCATCAAATCCTAAGCCAGGAATATGAAGCACATCGCTTGGCCTTAGTGTGACCGTCATTCCATTCATCGTAGGTGCTTCATCGGAATATCTGGTATAGGTATAATAAAGAGCACCACTGGAATCGCGGTCCACCGACATTCGATTTGGCATTAACGGATACAGTGCTATGACTTCACCTTTTCCATTTCGAATAATCTGTGCATAGGCATTGCCCCATAATAAAAGATGAGTCATCAACGTCTCCCGAAAAACGAAGGAACTCATCTCTGGGTTAGGTTCATCATGTAATACAAAATACAGCGGATGAGAAAGAGCCTTTTCCTTACCGCCGCTTGCATTGTATTTATATAGGTGGAGGGGTAACCCTGCCACAGCCTCTGCAAGTATTCTTACGCATGAATAGACCGCTGTCATTTGCATTGCTGTATGTTCGTTTACAGGCTTACCGCTGGTTGTTCCACCAAAAAAGAAGCTATAATTGCTTCCTGTGGTTCGATCCTTCGGTTTATCACGCGCCTTAAATAGCTTTGAAAAGAGGCCCATATACATCACTCTCCTTAAAATTGGGCATGAAAAAAGCACCTCGCGTTTGAGATGCCTTTCCTAAAATCATTATTATAACTTTAGATATTCTTCTGCATCTGATCCATTGTTTCCGAGATGCTTAACACCTTTAATGGTTCCATTTGCAACATTGTCATATAACCATCTTCCAAGTAGTGTTGGAGGAGTATCTATTAAATCTCTTAGAAAGAACTTCTGTCCAGAAGGTAAAGAATCTATTTTCTTTACCATTCTTTTATAAAGATCTGCGTAAGTACTTTTTCCCCGCAATGCTCTAACTTTACATAACTCAGCGATATTGGGATAACCTTCAGATGCTGCCTCAGCAATTAATTGTTCTTTTTCAGTATCACTTATCGTAAATTGTACCCTGTAACTCATTTTCAACCTCCTTTTACGGACTTGTGTTCAGACTTCTGTTCATAAATCTATAATATCGGAGATTGTTTTGTTTTACAAGTAAAAACGTTATAATAATAAATTTGCAGATTAAAGAATCAATAAACCTCTTCCATCATAAACAGAGTTACCTGTTCCACCTTTGCGGATCGCTCGGTCAAGAGCCATAATGGTAGCGACAGCTCCATCTATTCTCTCAGTTGACTTTTCTTTATCTGGTTTAATATTACCGGCAGGATCTGTTCGGATAAAGATGTTATCCATCATCCATCGGAGCACCGGATGACCACCATGCGCCAGTTTCTCTTCCAAGGTAAGCTTCATAAGCTCCTTCGTTGGCGGACTCATATCTTTAAAACCTTGACCGAAAGGAACTACTGTAAACCCAAGGTTCTCTAAGTTTTGTGTCATCTGCACAGCTCCCCACCGGTCAAAGGCAATTTCTCGAATGTTGTACTTTAAGCCCAGCTCTTCGATAAAGTTTTCGATGTATCCATAATGCACCACGTTTCCTTCAGTGGTGTGTAAGAACCCCTGCTTCTCCCAAACATCATAAGGAACATGATCACGCTTTACCCTTTGGTCCAGATTATCTTCCGGTATCCAGAAGTAGGGAAGAACGATGTATTTATCTCCTTCATACTCAGGCGGGAAGATAAGTACGAACGCTGTAATATCTGTAGTAGATGATAAGTCCAAACCACCGAAGCATTCTCTTCCTACAAGGTTTTCTGGATTTACAGCAAATGAACATTTATCCCACTTCTCCATAGGCATCCAGCGCACCGACTGTTTTACCCATTGATTCAAACGAAGCTGCCTGAATAGGTTCTCTTCGGCTGGGTTTTGCTTTGCGCTTTCACAAGCAATCTGTATCTTTTCAATGTCCACTGTAATACCCAGAGAGGGGTTGGCTTTCGCCCATACCTTTGGATCTGTCCAGTCATCATCTTCGTCAGCACCGTAAATGACAGGATAGAATGTAGGGTCAACCTTTCGCCCTTCCAGGATATCTTTGGCCTTTTGATGCACCTCGTAGCAAATGGAATGGGTATCATTCCCAGCAGTTGTGATTAAGAAATACAGTGGTTGTTTTCTGGCATCACCGGAACCATGAGTCATGACATCGAATAGTTGGCGGTTAGGCTGAGCATGAAGTTCATCGAAAACTACGCCATGAACATTTAGGCCATGCTTAGTATAAGCTTCTGCAGACAAAACCTGATAAAAGCTACCAAGGGGTTTATAAACAAGTCGTTTTTGCGATAGTACCGGTTTAATCCTCGCTTTCAGAGCTGGACATTGTTCTACCATATCCACTGCTACATCAAAAACAATGGAAGCTTGCTGTCTGTCAGATGCACATCCGTATACTTCACCGCCATGCTCAAAATCACCACAGGTAAGCAGTAACGCAACCGCTGCTGCAAGTTCAGATTTCCCTTGCTTTTTAGCGATTTCGATATATGCCGTATTAAATTGACGGTAACCATTAGGCTTTATAATCCCAAACACATCGCGGATAATCTGTTCCTGCCAGTCTATCAGTTCAAATGGCTGCCCATACCATTCTCCCTTGGTATGCTTTAAGCAATTAATAAAAGACACCGCAATGTCTGCAGCGTCCTTATCATATACCGAACCATCCGCCTTAAAGATGGTCGGCTTATATTTTTTTAGTTTACGTATGGCCGCCACCTCCTTATGGGTACGAAAAAAGGAACCCATTAAGAGTCCCTTAATTTTCTATAAAGTTGATTAGGTTATCTTTTTGTCTTTCCCTGTCAGAATAAAATGCCTATATGCCTCTTTATTCCTTTTTAGGTATTCTACTAGCTCAATATAGCCTTCTCTTAAAGCAATGCTAGTCACAATTGGGATATCAAACATATTTGATTCACCTAAATCTCGAATGGAAAGGATTTGTTGCTTAATTATCTCATTCATTGGCTACCTCCTCCGATTCTACTGAATCGGTTGTCGCTTTGCGCAGGATTTCCACATCGAAGCCCGCACTCTTATAGCCTTCTAAAATTGTACTGTAATAATAACAACTCGGCTGTCCAAGCGGTCTACCATCATTCATGATGTAGACCATCGCCTTGACGGTTTTGCTTCCCAACTTCACTTTTATTGTTTCCTTTCGATAAAGGAACGGCCATCCCTCGTAACGGTCAAGTGCCGCTTCATCGATCGGTGTAATCTCCCACACTAAAACTGGTACGTTGCCACCCTCAAAAGGCTCGATTGTCGCCACAGCGCCCGCGTGTACCCCTCTAAATAATAGACGGTGGTCATTGATTTGGCTTGCTCCTACCACCTTCGCTGTGGGGCATCTGTTGGCCATTTGTTTTAGGTTAAGGTTGGAGCCATAGGCAAGATATAATTTATTCTTCATTGTAATCCTCCTTCTTAGCTTTGTGGGTTAGGGGCAGCTCAGGCCGCCCGAAACCGCCATGCAGCTGAACCCGAAAGTGCTGCTGTCAAATGCTCTCTGCAGTTTGCAAATTCATCTCCAATGAAACCAATCCGGTTTAGGTAGGTTCTCATGGCAAATTTCTCGTTTTCCACCTGCGGTTTCTTTGCTGATGCACACTTTTGCGTTAAGGCTTGGTGGTTGATGGCAAGTGCTAGAACAATGTAGCTTCTTATCTTTCCTGCATGAAGTTCGCTATTAAATCCTCTAAGTTCAACTGTATGGTTTCCGGTAAAAAAGCTGTGAAGGTTGAGGAAATGGTAGCGGCTGTTGTGGTAATGAGTGCTTCTACTCTCGCTGTAACCTTCGTACCAAATGTCCTCAATTTGTCTCATCGTTTTAGGCTTTTTATGGTTCATCTTCTCAACCAAAATGCTGTCCATCTTTTTGCAGTAATTCATTCTCTGCGGTGCAATCTGAAGTGCTTTATAAAATAAGTCATTTTTGCTTGCAATGATATTTACAAAGTTTCGAATGCTTCGTGGGGTATGTTCAGCACCGTCTAGATGAATGTGAATTCCGCATGATGTATTTGTAAAGGCTCCAGCTTTGCGAAGCTTTCTTACTAGCTCCTGCAAAATTTCAATGTCCACCCGGTAGGTTAGGATTGGGCTAACCAGCTCAACGCTATAATCTCTACCTGCAGCTACTTTTCTTCTACCTTCTTTTCTTTGGCAATTGATGCTCCCATCGTACAAAAACTTCCACACTCGACCATCTGGAGTTTTTACCTTCTTGGTGTCGTAGTATGTCCCGCCTTCACTGTAAATGCCTTGCAAAAACTCTGCAGCGACTCTAGCCGCCCTTTCCCTTGTAATCCCGGTAAATTCAATCTCAATCCCGAATTTTGCACTTAACATCGTGTCTCGCTCCTTTTAAAGTGTGTTTGTCCTTTCGGCATGTACATATATCACTCTAAAAGGCTTATATAGCAAGACAATTCTGCAATATAAATCTACATATTTACTGCCATATTGGGCTTAAAATGTGTTTGTTTACTCTTCAATTTTCTTGCATAAATCCTCTCCAAAGACCACTCCAAGGGAGCTGCCTGAATCCCAACTGACGTGGATGGTTCCCATATCATCAACACTAGTAACCGTACCTTTATCTCCAGGCTGAAGCTTGGTATAAGGGTCATTCATCTTAAGTAGCATTACACGAGTTCCTGGAGTGTAATAACTTCTAAGTTGCTTTAGCATTTCTGGGTGAATGATATTCATTATTCACTCACCTCCTCATGCTTGGCACTTACGCTTTTGAAGGCAGAGCTACCCGACAGTTTGGAGAGGAGAATTTTTCGTTCTGTTTTGTATTCTGGCCCGATAAAGCCAAGTCTTAGAAGGAAACAACGGAAAGCGTACTTTTCATTCTCCACTGATTTCTCGGTCGAGTTGACGCGGGTCTGCTTCTTTGCCATTTCACAAAGTGCTGTTACAAAGTGGGTATAAGCCTTAACCTCCTCTGCGGAGCACTCACTCTGGAACCAAGGGAAGGTTATAAATTCCTCATTTATGATAATGGGAATAGAGTCAGTATCAAGTGCTTTCTTTATAAGGGTTTCTTTGCTTTCTACCAATCCTTTTAGGTTACCAAGTGCAGTTTCGCTAAAACCCTCCCTCGGCATTTGAATAATCAAACTAATAGCTTCTTCGGTTTCATTTGATTCGTTGTATACGGGAGGTTCTTCGTAATCACTATTTGGATTTACCCTACCCTCAAGAGCCGCTTCATTGGGAACTTGAATATTTTCAAGAACAGGCTCTGCTTCTGGAAGTGGTGTGTCATATTCTGCTGTAACCGCCTTAAAGTCATGAAGGCCTAATAGATCATTAACCAGTTCATAATTATCTGGTCCTCTGACTACCCCGTTTTTGTCAATGTTGTAGTCTGCCACTTCATATGCAAATGTAGGTGCTCCAAGATATCTTGCAGGAGCATTCAGTTTTTGGCTGATTGCGTTGACTAGCTCTTTTCTTTTTGCTCCTGTGACATTATAGTTTATCTGCATTTTTTATACCGCCTTTCTATTTTCGGTACATACATATATCACTCTAAAGGCTGTTAATATCAAGTCATTTAGAGCATCTTTCTGTAGAAAATACTGTTCCATTAATCGGCGGTAGCAACGTCTGGCAGGTCACAATATCTTATTTTCGAACCATCTCTTAAAAGAAACACACCGTCTGAGTTTCCAACTTGCTCAATATACCTTTTCACAATAACATCACAGTACTTTTCATCCAGTTCAATGGTGTAACAGATTCTATCTGTCTGCTCACAGGCAATCAGTGTGCTTCCTGAACCACCAAAAGGATCAAGCACGATACAATTAGAAAGGCTTGAATTCAAAATAGGGTAGGCCACAAGTGCAACTGGCTTCATCGTAGGATGATCACTGTTTTTCTTCGGTTTCTCAAATTCCCAGATGGTGGTCTGCTTTCTATCGGAATACCAGTTATGCTTGCCTTTCTTTTTCCACCCAAAGAGAATAGGTTCATGCTGCCATTGATAAGGGGAGCGACCGAGAACAAGGGACTGCTTTTTCCAAATACAAGTACCAGAAAGATAAAATCCTGCATCGGAGAATGCTCTTCTAAAATTGAGTCCTTCGGTATCCGCATGGAATACATAAATAGAAGCGTCCTTTGCCATCGCTACTTCGGTGTTCTGAAATGCTGCAAGCAGGAAATCGTAGAACGCTTCGTTAGCCATATTGTCATTTTTGATTTTTCCAGCAGTGCCTTCATAGTTAACATTATATGGAGGGTCCGTAACTACCAAATTAGCAGTTTTCCCATCCATCAAGACATCAAAGGTGTCTTTCTTTGTACTGTCTCCGCAGACTAATCGATGCTGTCCAAGTAGCCAAATATCCCCTAAATGCGAAACAGCGGGCTTTTTCAGCTCGCTGTCTACATCGAAATCATCTTCTTTTATATTATCCTTAAGGGAATCCTTGAAAAGATCGTCCAACTCTCCTGGGTCAAAACCTGTCAAAGACACATCAAAGTCTGAAGCATTTAAGTCCGTGATGAGAATTGCTAATTTGTCTTTATCCCAATCACCACTTATTTTATTTAGTGCAATGTTCAGCGCCTTCTCCTTTTGCTCATCCATTTCAACAACTACGCATTCTATCTCCTCCATGCCCATACTCAGCAGGATTTTCAAACGCTGATGACCTCCGATGACTCTGCCTGTGGTCTTATTCCATATTACGGGTTCTACATATCCAAACTCCTCAAGGGAACGTTTAAGTTTCTCATATTCCGGATCACCCGGTTTTAAATCCTTCCTTGGGTTATATTCAGCGGGGATGAGTTGTTTAGTTTTTATCTTCTCTATCAACATACTTTTCCACCGCCTTTCTAAATTCACTGTACTTATTTACATCCTCCCACGGGAATAGACAACTATTAAAGTGACCATAAACAGCTGTATCAGAGTAAATCACATTCCTTAGACGCAACTTCTCTATGATTGCCGCAGGTCTTAAATTGAAAATCTCCTGTGCAGCAAGAGTTAATATTTCGTCAGAAACAATACCTGTGCCAAGAGTATTTACAGAAAAGGCTACAGGATTTGCCTTACCAATGGCATAGGATATACTAACTTCACATCTCTTTGCATAACCACACCAGACGATATGCTTTGCAATGTACCGAGCCATATAGGCACCGCTTCGGTCAACTTTGGTGGGGTCTTTACCACTAAGTGCGCCACCTCCATGGGATGCAAGTCCTCCATAGGTATCAACCATAATTTTTCTACCAGTTAAGCCTGTATCGGCAGCGGGACCACCTTCGACAAATCTACCAGAGGGGTTAATGAGAATTTCTGTTTCATCATCAAATGGGAAGTCCTCAAAGCACTGCCATAGGACATTGTTAAGGATATCTGTCTTTAGTTCTTCCTGTGTTTTATTCTTATCATGCTGTACCGATATCACAATAGTCTTTATTCGCACTGGAGTGTCCCCTTCATATTCCACCGTCACCTGCGCTTTACCATCTGGGTGGATACCTTTTATCAGTTTCCCTTTTCGGCAATCATCCAGTCTCTTTACAATCCTGTGAGATAGTACAAGGGGTAGGGGAAGCATTTCTCCTGTTTCCTTTGTAGCATAGCCGTACACAGTTCCTTGGTCTCCAGCACCTATCGAACCATACTGTTCATTTATTCCATTTCTTACTTCCAGTGCAGTATCCACGCCAGTTGCAATATCTACACTTTGTTTGTGTACAAATACATAAATCAAGAATTTAAGAGGGTTGTATCCAATCTCTTTAAGGACATTCCTAACAATGTATCGGATGTCTATTTTCTCGCTGCAGGAGATTTCGCCCGCCACGATAATTTTCCCTTTGGTTGCCATTACCTCACAAGCAACACGTGATGCTTTATCTTTACGTAAACATGCTTCTAAAATGCTATCTGCTATGATGTCGCATAGTTTATCAGGATGTCCAGCACATACACTTTCAGCTGTTAAATATCTTTTACTCATTACATATCTCCTCATCTTTATTTTCCTCTGCGGGCAGATAGCAGTCGCTCCATCACATCGTCCTGTGGGTTTAAACCAGAATACTCTGTAGCACAATTCTCTTTAACGATTTGATAAATCTCCATCCACAATCTGTTTGTCTGACTCATAAAGTTCTGACTCATAGCTACATAAGGACTTTGAATAGCATTGCCGGTAGTTGGATGCTTGGCAAGAAAGCCAAACTCAGTTACCGCCTCCTCACACTGTATCCATCTGGCCGCACTCATGGCATATCGTTCTAGAAGCTGTGGGAGCACCAAATGGGCACAGCCTCGCTCCTCAAGCCATTTCCAAGTAATTTCATAAATCTCGCTGGCTACTAGGGTTTTCCCGTCCTTTTGCACCGCTGAGAGCATGGCCCTTGGCTTTGGCATTTCCTGCCCCTTTAAATCAGCGGTATTTTGGAAGTCAATGATTTCTAGCTTTCTCTTACCTGGATTTCCCTGTGCAATTTTATCAGCAAGTGGTTTCTTTTTTTGACCAGAACCTATACGGGCACCGCCACGATTTGTTCCATCTTTGGCCATTCACTCACCTCTTTTCGTTGATGGGTCTATTACCCTGTTTGAAACCGCGAATTTTCACGCGTTACCCCACGCCCGTTGTCCACTTAAAAGGCTGTAGAGATTCGACTCCCCCCTACCGGGATGGCCAACGGTCTCCATCTCTTGCTGTGATAGCAGAGTGACAAGGAGTACAAAGAGCCATTAGGTTGCTTTCATCGTGTGTCCCACCTCGTGCCAAGGGGAGGATATGATGCACTTCAGTTGCTGGTGTCAGCTTTCCTTGTCTTTTACACTCTTCACATAGTGGATGGACTGCAATGTAACGGTCACGTATTCTTTTCCATGCACGACCGTAACGCTTCCTCGTTTCAGGATCTCTCTGATATTTTTCATAACGAGAAGCTTCCTTTTTGGCATGCTCCGGACAAAAACGTCCATCTGTCAGTTCCGGACAACCAGGAGAAGAACATGGTCGTTTTGGTTTCTTTGGCATTTCGTACCTCCTTTGGACATGCAAAAAGCCCCCGCGGTATTTCCACGAAGGCTCTCTACAATTTTTCACAATACCATTGTATTATGGATTTCTAATAAAATCGTCCATGATATTACTCATTACTTTCCATAGAGTAGTAGCGCAAGATGCTGAAGCGCTCGATTCTTTTTGTTGTATGCAGAAGAACGTTCAATATTGAAGTGATCACAAATGTTATACACTGCATCAATCTGCTTTTGTTCATCATCCAAATAAAACTCCTTTAACACATACTGCTCATCTTCTGTTAAAGCATCCCATGCCGGTTGAAACCAGTCCATGTATTCCAGTGCTTGACGATAACGTTCTTTCAATACATCAATTTCATTGATGCAGGCAATGAGCCTTTTCTCTCCAGCTTTTGGATCATGGGTCGATGGCATGCCATTGATAACTGGAGAAGCTGGGGAACTCATTTCTTCGTTGAGGGTTGCAATGTCCTCATCGGTATGTTCTATGATGTACTTCATACTGCTGTAATCTTTTAGGGCGTTAATTGCCGCTGCTCTTTTATCTAAATATTGCCAGACAATGTTCATTTTATCAGACCTCCTTTAGTGTGGCTTTAACCGCATCTATCAGTGCGGATTGAGTATTGTTTTTATCATTTAGGGCTTTCATTACACGTTCATCAATGGTGCCTTTGGAAATCAAGTGATGAATCACTACCGTTTCTTTTTGTCCTTGCCGCCAAAGACGGGCGTTGGTTTGCTGATAAAGCTCTAGGCTCCAAGTTAGACCAAACCATACAAGAGTTGAACCTCCAGCTTGCAAGTTCAGTCCATGTCCTGCTGATGCTGGATGGATAGCTGCAATAGAGATTTCTCCATCATTCCACCTCTTAATAGAATCGCTAGTGGATAACACCTCAACCTCAAAGCGCTTTTGTATTCGTGACAAATCATGCTTAAACCAATAAGCAATTAGAACTGGCTTGCCATTAGCAGCTTCGATTAAGTCTTCCAGTGCATCCAGCTTACGGTCATGTATATGAAGTACTGTACCTTGATCATCATAGACTGCTCCGTTGGCCATTTGCAGTAGTTTTCCCGAAAGAGCTGCTGCATTGGCTGCAGTAATTTCCTCACCTTTAACCGTTGTAATTAAATCACGCTTCATAATGTCAAGGTTTTTCATTTCTTTTTCAGAAAGCTTTACATCTACTTCGTTTATAACCAGCTCAGGCAGCTTCAGGTAATCTGCCCCTTTCATGCTAATAGTGATATCAGATATTAGCCTATAAATTGCTTCTTCCGCTCCCGGTTTTGGCTTGTAGGAAAAGATCACTTGTTGATTACGCTTATCTGGTACAAAATAATCCTCTCGATATCTGCCAATAAACCTACCTAATCGCTGTCCCATATCCAGCAGGCGATACTCAGCCCATAAATCCATCAGTCCATTGGATGATGGCGTTCCGGTAAGCCCTACGATCCTTTTAATCTTTGGCCTGACTTTAAGTAGGCTTTTAAACCGTTTCGCTTGATGGGATTTGAAGGATGACAGCTCATCGATTACTACCATGTCAAAATCAAAGGGTATGGCACTTCTAGAAATTAGCCATTCGACATTTTCTCGATTGATGATGTATACCTGAGCTCTTTTCATAAGGGCTGTTTTCCTCTGTACCTCAGAGCCAACTGCTACGGTGTATTTAAGACCCTTTAAGTGATCCCACTTTTCAATCTCTGCAGGCCATGTATCTCTGGCAACTCGAAGTGGTGCAATAACCAGAACCTTACGAACAAGAAAACTATCTAATGTTAAATCAAATATAGCGGTTAATGTTATGACACTCTTACCTAATCCCATATCTAAGAGCACTGCTGCTATAGGATGATTGAGGATATACTCAGTGGCATAAACCTGATATTCATGAGGCTTGTATTTCACGAAGTATCCCTCCAATCTGTTCTATGTGATCCAGGCAGAATACCAAAAATCCAAGTGATTCTAACTGTCTTTTTCGCTTTTCCTGTAGAGGCCTTAAGGTTTTACCTGGAGCTTTTACCTCCACAAAAGCTATTTTTTTATCCGGCAAAAGAATCAATCTGTCTGGCATTCCATCAAAACCTGGTGATGCAATCTTCAGTGCAATGCCGCCTATATCTTTTACTGCTTTTACCAGTTGTTGTTCAATCCATTTTTCTCTCATATAGCCTCCATGTTCCCTAAATCCAAAAAGTCTCTATACGCGCGTATATACGCGTCTGCAGGTAATTTCTTCTTTTTGTCTTTAGGATTATTTTTAATAATTATTTTTGGAACAATGGAACATAAGTTATAAAGTAGCCTACTTTACAAGGGGCTGCCGCCTGTTCCGATGAGGTGTACCAAAAGACCGTTTTTGTTTCACCGGAACAGGTGAAATCTGTTCCCGAGAAAAAATTGTTCCATGTGTTCCAAACTAAATTATGTTTTGGGAACATAAACCCATTGTGGTCCATAAAGCGGGATACGTTCTTTTTTCACGAGTCCAGTCCAGCCTCCGATACTTGCCATAATTGCAGATATCTCATTGCCATCCATTCTTCGGAGATTGGCTCGATCTTTGCCAAAGCACTCACACCAGATTTCCATATTAGAAACCGATTTTCGTTTCCAAACACCAACTCTCTTGCTTTCACCAAACTCAGTTCCATTGATATATGCCCTACGTTCATATAAATCCATGGTGTCCCAATCTTCAGGTAATAGCATGTCAAGGTACTCTCGTACCAGACCTTCACGCTCATCGGATTCCATAGCTTCCCGCTGTTCTTCTTTTGCAAGCTTCTCAAGACTGGCATCAAGGTACAATTTTTCTCCGGCTTTCACATAAGTAAGAACTTCAGCCCATATCTGCAAAATTTCATCTTGCTCTAACTGCCATGACTTTTTTGTACCATTTCCCGGGGTCTTTACCGGCCAAAAACGACGGTTTCCTGTGGTATCCCGTAAATAGCCTTTTTCAGCATTAGTGGTGCCAAAAAAGACACATTGTCTTAAGTGAGGAGTAGCTCTCTTGCCAAAGCTAGCTCGATAAATATCATTCTGGCGAGATAAGAAGCTTCTAAGTGTTTCTACTTCTGCTTTTTTTAGTCCAGCCAGCTCTCCAATTTCTAAAATCCAGTAACCTTGTAACTTTTCTGCGGCGGTCTTATCCTTGGTATCTGACAAGCTCAAACTATCAGAAAACCAGTCTCCACCTAACTTGGCTATAAGAGTACTTTTTCCAACTCCCTGCGGGCCATTTAAAACCAACATGGAATCAAACTTGATGCCTGGAGTCAGTACACGAGAAATCGCTGCACATAAAGTTTTTCTTGTCACAGCTCGAACATATGGATTATCTGATGCACCTAGATAATCGATTAGCAAGGTATCTACTCTAGCTACCTTATCCCACTCAGGAAGAGCCTCAATAAATTCCCGAATCGGATGATAAGATCTATCGTCAGCGACCTTCGCTACCGCTACATCATAGTTTCTTGCAGAAAAGGTTCCGTAGTGGGTGTCAATGTAGCTGATTAGCTGTGCATCATCTGCATCTCTCCAGAACTTCGATGGATGCGGCCAAGGAACATCACCTTTAATTTCGAGACTATCAGATAGCTGATTAAACACTATGCTTTTTAGGTTGGGATCATTTTCAAGTATCAAAATCAAATTTCTAAGAGTATTTTTAACCGTTCCTGTCTTATCAATCTCCAGCTGCTTTTCCCAATCTTCATCAATAAACTCTTTTTCAGCCTGAGCCTTTCGTTCTTCAGCAAACTGCTCTTTTACCCGTTCATCCTCTAATGCCAAATCTGTCATGGCTCTAAATGAAGGTAGTTTACTTGGCGGTGTATTTTCTGTCACCTTTTCATCTAGTTCCCGAAACTTATGCACTCGGACCAAATCAAATGCGTTTAGCAACATTCCACATGCTGGATCGGTAGCATGATGGCTATAAGCAAATTTACCATCATAGATTACCAAGCCTGCTGAAGAATCTGCTGGAATATAATCAAATCGTCCATTCATGGTACTAGGTTCATATACATCAGGTAGAAATTCTTCGATGGCTTCTTCAATGTTATAGGCTCTGCAAAATGCTCCTATAACCCCTTCTTTAATTAATGGATCTGCTTGTTTAGTTATTTTCCTTTGTACAACCTCAGATTGTCGACTTGAGACTGGCCACATTGAAGTGTCCCGCCAGTCTACATATTTTGATAGATAGATATCTGGGTCCAATAGTTCACCGTCTTTCTCTTTAAATACAAACTCTCCATCTGACGGTGTAGAAGGCCAATACATTAGTCTTGAAGGTTCATAAGTGGTGTCATCGAATAAATCAATCCCAATCTCCTTTGCAACCATCCGACCAAGGGCTGGGTATTCATCCTCTGTTACTTCTCTTTTAAGTGGAATAATAAGTCTTAATCTTGGTGCATCTGGTGTATGTTTATGGGTAGAATAGATGCAGCATTTGAAATCATGTAACGCTTCAATTTGCTCCCAAACCTCTGGTTTGGCATAATCCATATCTAAAGTCAGAAGGGAGCGGGAGAGGACATAACCATTTCTGCGCTTTCCTTCACGGAGAGCTCCTCCCACAAACCCACCCACATCTTTTATTGAGTCCTGCTGAGCGCGACTCATTTTGCGAAATTCAGACACTGTTTCTGTTGTTCGTATGGTAGACCCCACTCGGGCGATGAAGTCTTCCCATGTGATGTCTTTGTTCTTCCACTTTTTATCCATCCGGCTGTTACCAACCGCTATCTTCATATCTTCTGCACCTCCTCGCAGTTTTCGGTAAAATACCGAATAGGAATACGATGCTTCGATGCTTTATCTATTTCTGCTTGCATTCCTTTTGAAATGTAGCGACCAAATACCCACAACTCCTCGCACTTTCTAAGCCAAACCATTCCAAAGAATAGTCCTAGTTTTCTTTGTTCAGGATCGCTATCATCTAGCACTTGCGGGTATAGCAGGTGAGGAGCAAAAGGAATAGTTCCTTGCTCCACTGCAAACTTCAGGTATTCTCTAGCTTTATTCAGATTTTTTTCTATGTCTCCAGCAAAAGGAGAACAAATAAAAACGCAAGGTTTATAGCTTTTTGCCTTTTCTTCACGTATAATATTTTCCATGGCTTCTGCTGCAGTTGGATCTGGATAGCCTTCGGCGTTATATCTATCCATAAGCTACATCTCCTCGAATTCGGACTCTTGTTCAATCAATGGTAAAATGCCATGATCCTTAAGAAGCTCATAAATGAACAAGCGTCCTTTCTGAGTCCAGTAAGTATGAACCTTTGAATGCATCGTCCCATCATTTCCAGGGTACGTATGGGTTTTGGTTGTCGTATATCCATGTTGGGCATACTTTTGATATAGAAGCCAGATTTTCCCTTGACGGAACTGAACGCCAAGATCATGTAAATATTCATTGAACCAACGACCAGACTTTCCATAATCCTTGGCGATGGTTGTGATAGACACCGCATCCTTGCAGTTAAGTACCACATCGTAATAACTGGCTTTGGGTTTCATTTCTGCAATCTGCTGTTCTTGAATGCTAATGGTAGTTGTTAGCTCGGCATTTTTGGCTCTTTCGGCTTTAAGCTCCTGCAGTGCTTGAATCAAAAAGTCCGGATTAGCAAGCAACTCATCTGTAGCATAAAGTCCATGCCTTCTGATGGAAGGAAGAACTTCATGAGTTACCCAGCGCTTGAACTTTTTAGCTTCTGGCTTTCGAGAAACCAATATCACGCTATAAAGGCCACTTTCATTGATAATAGATACTTCCTGTTTTCCTCCAGGGGTGTCGATAATATCGACTCCCTTTTCATCACTGTCCAATCGAGATGTAACATCACGACTGTTTCCAATTTCTAGCACAGAACAGACATCCTTAAGTACCCACCAAGGATTACCATCCTTTAAAATTGTTCTGACATTGTTGCCCTCGTAGTTGAAAATCGTTAATTTGTTCATATCGAACCTCCAGCATATAGTTGTAGAGCGATAAAACATGCCCTCAGCTATAAGCAAAAAAAGAGGAGGCTTCGAACCCCCTCAAATTAATCTTTTTTATAAAAATCACATTCAAATCCATCAGCACGAAGTAGAAGCCCATGCGCCCAAGGCGGTACCTGACCCATAAGAACACAGACGTCTTGTACGCATATTTCTAAAGGAACCTCTAAAACTGCCTCATCATGGACATGCATGACAATATTTAGTCCTGCTTCATCCAGATTTCGCATGGAATGGCAAAGAAGATCTCTTGAAATGGCCTGCACGATGTTCTCAACAAACTTCGGACCATAGCTTTCAATACGCTCCCACTTCTTTGTGGCACCAACGCCTTCATACGTCACTGCTTCACTGCCGAATCTGTTAATCCCCATCCTTGGTTTGACATAGGTAAGCTGTCTCCCGGATGGCAGCCATATCAACAGCATTCCACTACGATATTCAAATCGGATACGCTGAGTTTCTGTTCCGCATCTTTCTTTTACAGCTTTTTTAACTGCTCTATCGACATCCCACCAAAGCCTAACAATGTTTGGATTCGCATTTCGCCATGCATAGACCAAAGGTTTTAATTCTTCTTCGGTAAGACCCATATCAAGTGCTCCCATTGCTTTTAACGCACCAACTGATCCACCATACCCCAAGGCCAACTCCGCAATTTTTCCTTTTTGTCTGAGTGGACTACCTTTTGTGACTTCTTCCAAGGGGACCCTAAACATCTGGGAAGCGGATGCTTCGTAAATCTTGCCATGGGTAGCGAATACCTCATTTCTCCATGTCTCGCCTGCGAGCCAGGCAATCACTCTAGCTTCAATTGCACTAAAATCAGCAACAATAAACTTATATCCTTTCTTTGGAACAAAGGCGGTACGGATTAACTCGGACAAAACCCCTGGAACAGAATCGTACAATAATTCCAAGGCCTCAAAATGACCACCTCTAACTAACCTTCTCGCCTGCTCCAGATCCGGCAAATGGTTCTGCGGAAGATTTTGAACTTGTATAAGCCTCCCTGCAAATCTGCCGGTTCGATTGGCACCATAAAACTGCAATAGACCACGTGCTCTTCCATCAGCACATACTGCATTTTCCATAGCGGTGTATTTCTTTACACTGGACTTTGCTAGTAGTCGCCTCAGTTCCAGCACTTCACTCAGGTGATCTGGAGCTTCCTTTAATAGTGCCTTAACTGACGCCTTATCAAGACTATCCGTTTCCAGACCACTTTCCGATAGCCAGGTTTTCATCTGGGTCACTGAGTTTGGATTTTCAAGTTTAGTAAGCTCTTTTAGTCGGCTTGTGAACTCTTCTCGGGTTTGTTCATCACACTGGATAGCCTGCCTTACCAAGTCTAAATCCAATTGAATACCTCGATCATTAATCTGCTGGTCTAGAATATAGTTCTGCCACTCCTCTTCTGGCATAGGGAACTTCTGAAGCTTTGCCTGTATGGAAAGTTCAGCTTCAACATCTCGAAGGTTATATGCTTTGAAACTCTCCCACTTTTCTAAAGCATGCTCCGGTAGATTGCGAGTTCGGCCTCCATTAGACTGAGTCGCTTTGCATGGAACAGAGAAATATCGGATGAGCTCCTTACCCTCAGTCAGCTTTTTCTTATCTGCTCCTGTTACGATTGCTGCCCCTTCCAGAGATAGAGGAAGTCCTAGGTAGGCAGACCATACCATCGTACAACGCCATGTAGCAGGCTCAAGCCAGACACCAAAATGACGAGACAAGCAGATTCGTTCAAATTGAGCATTAAATGCCCACTTTATAACCTTACTATCTAAAATTGCATTCTGTATTTCTTGTGGGATGGCCTCACCACACGCCAAGTCAACTACCTGTACAGGACCAGCATCCACACTGTAGCCAAAAAGTAGGATTTCAAAATCCGGTGCTTCAGCGTAACGATAGACCCCGCTTTTGGCGAGGTCTACGCTACTATATGTTTCTATATCTATGCTGAGGGTTCTCATGATAAAAAGTCGTCATCCACGTCAGTGGCAAAGTCATCAGCTGCATTGGTTCTACCGCCTAAAGGCTCACCATCGCGGATTTTTTGAATGTTTCCAAGGCCACACGCTATACCCTTATTTCCATTGGAGTTAAAGGCATAGAAGTTGATACTCACTCTTGCATAGACACCGGAGTACACTTCTGAACGATCAAGGATTGGATTGACGTTTCTGTCTACAATTTGTGGAGCAGTATTGCTGTTGGCATTGATAAAATAGCTGTTGGCATAAGCCTCATCATCCGGACGATCAATGTCGCCATCACGCAGAGGGAGCTTGAGAACTGCTTTATTGGGAATCTTGCCACCAAATTTACCTTTGCCTTCCTCAATAGCAGCATTAACCGCTTCGTTGATAGCACTTAAGGTTTTAGTATCGCTCTTAGGGATAATCAGGCTCACACTGTATTTTTCAGCACCGCCATTGATGGATTTAGGTTCCCAGACATTGGCATAAGAGAGTCGTACCACTCCTGTGATTACTTTCGTTGGGTTCATTCTTTTTGCTATTTTTGACATAGTTTTATACCTCCATAAAATCATTTTTTGCTGATGATGTGTTCATTTCAGGACGCTTGTCTGAAACTGGTACTAGCGTTGGTTTACCTGGTGGCTTTATAACTAGTCCTCCAAGGACTTCATTAAATTTTGTCTTGCCCATCAATTTTTCCATTTCAGTAATGGTGATGAGACTTTGCTTGTATATGTCACGATAACCTGCATTCTTTGCTGCTTCTGCGACCGCTTCTTCATCTTTGTATTTACGGTTGGAACGGCCTTCGACTACTTTAAAGCCGGGCCACTTCTTTCCATGATTAACTGCTGCATCTGTCGCATAGGCTATAATCTCATTTGCCCAGCTGGTGAGATCACCGATAGAAGATAGAATCCCGGCAATTTCTTCATCTGATAAAAGTGGCGGTAGCGCAAACTCAAATGTAGCCAGTTTCATTTTTGCTTCTGCTCTTGCTCTACATTTCACTGCTGCTCGACAAAATTGACACCATTCTCCAGGGCAGTAGTTTCCGTCACCAGCGAAGGCCAGTTCAGCTTTAGGCTTCAAAACTTCTTCAGCCCACTGATACAAGCTTTCTTTTGAGACTGTGGACGTGCTGACATTTTCACGACGGGGCTGATAGATTGTCATTGAAACCATCTCGATGTCATAAATACCATCAAAGAGATCCAGTGCACCAAGGGCATATAGTTTCATTTGAGGATTGTCCTCTGCGCTGACTAAGACACCCTGACCATACTTAAAATCAATAATGTGAAGAGTTCCGTCAGCGATAATTACACAATCCCCGGTCCCAAAGCCATCAGGCACATACTTTGAAAAATCAAGCCGCTGTTCTATCAAGATCAAGGGATCACTACAGGCCTGCTTGGCTTGCTCAATTACTTCAAGTACATACTCCACGTAATCATCGGTGTAATTGTCCATCTCATCTGAGTCATATGGAGAAACCGGCTTTTTTGATCTCATCTTAAGCGCCTTGCGGAGTTTGTGTTCACTTAACGCATGGGCAGCAGTGCCTTCAGCCGCAGCTTCACCGCTGTTGTCGTCAAACTCCAGCTCCAACCTCGCTGATGGTGTACAGTTCATCCAGCGATGGGCTCCAGATGCAGAGAGAATTGCATGTTTACTCATTTCAATCCCTCCGCATCGGCAAGAAGTGCAGCATACTTGCTTGGATCAATCTGGCTGAGTTTTGATGCACCATACTTTTCTAGAAGTGCTCTTACTTCAGTTGTAAATCCGTCATGGCTTTTTTCCGCAAGTACCGCCCTTACTTCTTCTAAGGTGATCTGCTTTTCTTCAGATTGTTTTTCAGGCTTTGGTTGCTCTGGCTTTGTAATCTCATCAGGCCCATTACTTGCTATTGCATCAGCTACAGCCTGAACGCTATCCGCTAGCGATCTAAGATCTGACACCACATCGAGTAGAAGCTTGACCCTGCTCATGTCCCACACCTCCTTCCTTGATTTCCTTAATTTCTACCGTCTCAACTGAGTCGCCGGGAGTAATTACTAGCAGACTGACTTTCTTTCCGAATAGGAAATCAAGCATTCTCGTTCGGATTGTCTTCCGACTGCTTTGAATTACTGGACTTCTTACGCCACCGGGCCTTGCCACATTGATAGTAACTTTGTGTTTAAGGCTCATATTCCATCTCCTTTCCGGGGGCGATTTATCTGCCCCTCACCGATAAGCGAAAAAGAGAGTTCTTTCGAACCCCCTTTAGAGAAAAGAATTTTTATAATGGGTCCTTGCGAACCCAATTAGGATAGAATTTTTCTAAGTCTTTCTTGAAGCTTTTTAAGGCGACCGCGAATAGCCGCTTCTGTAACACCTTCTTCTGCTGCAATATCAGTGTTGGATCGTTTCTCAAGGTACACTTTTTTGAAGAGTTCTTTTTGTTGTGGTAAAAGACATTCCATTGCCTTAGTTAACTTGTCCAGCATATCTTGATACTCAGTTTCATCTTCCGCTTGGAGCATAAGATGTTCGGGATTCGCAGTATCATCCGCAAGATACTTATTGCGGTCATTTGCCAATTCATTTTCACTATCATGATAGGCATCTAAATGAGTTGTAACTCTGTAATCATAGCGGCGCTGCTCGTCCACTTCGTCATCATCCATAGTATGTAAAAGCTCGATATCAGCTTCGGTGACTCCATCTTCGCCTGGGGTTATTACAATCTTTGTTCCTTCAGCGGTGTAATAAATGTAGTTAGTTCTCTTTTTTTTACTTGTTTTGTACGCTCTTTTCATAATTTGACTCCTTTGGTTTTCAAAATTTGGCTTTGAAAAATCCGCAGGAGCCGGTTTTCTTTTATCCGCAGAGCAGAAAAAAAGACGGGCAGGAAACACTTTCAAAGTGTTCATCCTGTCCGTCTAGCGGCTCTGCGGATTATTTCGGGTTAACTTAAGCTATCTTTATGACTTCATTATTTTTGACTTCATAGGTTCCATCATCTAGGAAGCGAATGACAGTACGTATACCTTTATGTACTATTTCAACAATTTTCTGACTTGAATCAATGCGGCAAACAAGCTTGCCAGAACTATTTTTTATACTCTGCAT